ACTCTTACTTTCTTATAATGTTCAAGTAATCTAAACTTTTCAATATCAAATTCTTTATCTTTTGTGTTATCTGGAGTAAAGCTTTGCATAGTCGTTTTATTAGTTGCATCAGGATAATCCTCTTCTTTATTAAATGGTTCTATTTGGTCTATCAACAATTCATCTGAACCTTCTTCTATTGGTTGGCTCATTTGTGGATACAAATCAATTAATTGTTGTCTTGTTAGGATAGTAGATACAATAATACCAGAAGCATCATCAAAATATTTATGTCTAGAATTTGGGTCTACATAAACTCTAAATGGGTCTACATATGTGAATTTAACTTCACCTCTACCAAAATCTGCATCTCTATCTAAGTATGCATAAAAATATCCAAGTCCTGTAATAGCATAATCATGTACTACCTGTTTAAATACTTCGTCTCCATCAGATTTATCCCAAACATACTCTAGTATAGTTCTCCAAACATTTGCTAACCTATTATCAGAGTCTTCTCTGCCAATAGCGCTAAATCTCGGCTTTTTAGATGTAACTATAGCTTTAAATTGCTCTATAGCAGAATACAATCTATCCATAGGCATTGATGATTGGTTTCTAGAATCTAACTCTTCTAGTTCATTTGCACTAAAATGGTTACCAAGATAAAAGTCTATGTCTTCTCTAGCGGCTGTATCCCAGTCTTGTCTGGCATCTCTCCACTTGTCGAACAGCTCTTGTATCTCTTTTACCCTTAAATCTTTCTGTATCATAGTTTATAATATAACACTATTTTCTTGCCCCAGTCAACCAATTATATGCTTTTCTTGGTTTTGACCATACCCCAGCCTTATTTTTCTTTAATTTCTTTAATTTTGGCTGTCCTTTCGCATATTGTGTTGCAAGCCAGAATGCATCTATAGTATCATCATGACTTCCTTTTGGAAAATCAAGCAATTCACCTATAAATTCATGCATTTCTTTTTTGATATGCACTGCACCTGCTTTAAACATTGGTTGAAGGCCTTCAAATAGCCTATCCTTTTTCTTTTGGTTATAGTTTTTAATTCCCTTTTCAATTCCTGGAAGAAACATTCCTTCTTTTTTACTTCTTTTCATTACATAATCTCTTAACATCTCTTGATATGCAATTGTTTCAATATTAATTCTTCTTATCGGTTGGTATCGTTTAGTGATTTCAAATATCTTGTCTGCACAGTCCATCGGAAGAACTCGTTCCCTCCAGTATTCAATAACATAGTAATCATAACTGTCAGTAACGCCAATAACCATAATAACACTATAATCGTTCCTAACGCCAAGTGTTGAAGCAGGGTCAACACCGATGTAAATATTGACATATTCTTTTCTCCCGTCATCCATTTTAATGTACCAGGAATTATATTCTTCATCAAATCTAGCATAACCTTTATATTGTGCATTGTTAATATCCTCTTCACTAAAAATTTGGTCTTCAGGTGATTTAGCCTGATTCATATATTCTTGATAGAATTTAGCTGGAGTCCCTGAATCTATATAAAATTGTTTACGTTCTTCTAATTTTTTAATTGGCCATCTAGAAGGCCATATTGGGGTACCATCTTCTATAGCTTTTTTAGTATAAACATCCCAAGCAAATTCTTCACCTGTTTTTACACATTCAGAATGTTTGGTCACTAACCCATTTAAGAAGCTATCATAATGAACAATTGTACCATTACACCATAAAAATCCTTTTTTATCAAAATCAATAGCTGGATATACAGCTGCAGTTACCCATTCTTTAATTTGCCTTCTAGAATCAGGAGTTTTTGTATTTAGCTCTGATTCAAAGTCATCTAATATAATTCCAGTATATCTTGTTGAATTTTGCTTTTTCCCTCTTAATCTTTGTGAAGTACCCTTGCCAATCATTCGGCAACCGTTTTTTAGTGTAAATTCTGTTTTTGTCCATTTATCTCCTTCTAAGTCTCCAAAGTAATAATGAATAGCAGGATTACTATAAATATGATTTTGTATCCAAGATAAATTATCTGTTGCCTGGTCTTGCGCTTCACCAATCCACGCAATAAACTGTGGCTCTTCTTTTGTAGCAAATAAAAACTTATAAAGAACTGCAGTAGCGGCTAAAGTAGATTTTGCATGGTCACGAGGTAAAACAAGTGCTAATTGTTGCATTTTATCATTAATAAGCATTTTTCCTACTTCTCTATGAAAATTAGGAGTTGCTGAAGCTAAAAAGTCTTGAGGGCTGAATAGTTTACCAAAAGTAATTAAATCATTGAAAGCTAAATGAAGAGTCTCTTCGTTTTTACTTACATTACCATTAAGATTTAAATTTGCCATTAATTGTTATTTTCTTGAAGGATACTCTTCTGTTGAGGGCGGAAGTACTAAATGTTGCAATAAACTGTCTAATACAGGTGATGTTTGTAAATTTGATTCATCTATTTTAGCTATATCTTTTAACCAAGAAGTATTAAGCATATTGCCAGACTTCATGTCTAAAAAAGCTTTTGCGTTATTTTCTAAGTCTACAATAGAATGTGTATCATCTGGAGTTGGCCATTCATTAAAGTCAGTCATTAATTTAGTTAAAAATGGACCAAATTTATCTGACAATGCTTGAGTTCCAACATAATGTCTTAAAGCATCTATTTGCTGTTCATTATACCCAGGATATAAACTTAATAATGAATCTAAGTTTTCAATTGTTCTATTTGGATTAATATTATCTAGAACAGTACCTTGATATGTTGTTTGTTCTATTGACAATTTAAAACTCTTTTAACAATTCAAAATGAGGGAAATCATCAAATTTATTGTCATCTACTTCAAAATTTTTATTCCAATCACCGCCCCAACGTATATTTATCTCCATAGACTGAGCAATGCCCAAGACAAAGCCAGCAAAAAGATGGAAACGCTCTCTATCATCCCAATCAATAGGATAGGGGACAACATCAACAGCATTACTAGGATTAGCGTTGTGACGACCTTTTGGGTATTTAACTTTCGTTCTTCCCTCTTCATATAGTTTATTTTGCCTTTCCTTACTTCTGTTTCCTTCAATAACAGAACAATCAACATATTTAATCACTTCGTTGAATAAATCTTGCAAATCTTCATGACATGTTGCAAGGTTCTTTCTGGACCTACTTCCGAATCTAGGCATTACTTCTCCTCACTTTTATAGTTACACTTAAAATTTTTAGGTAAATCCGCCATATTTTCTAAATTTTTAAGGCGCTTTTCCAATTCTCTTACTTTTTTATCTAATTCATTGTCTTGAAACACATAATTCATTATTTTATCTAATTGAAAGTCTCTGGTTAGTATATTAATGATTTTATTTAAAAACATCTTAGAAAGCACCATACTACATCCTGTCTTGCATCGCTCTGGATAAAGGTTGTAATTCTGGTAATGGTTGTCTTCCCACAGACTCTAAAAGCATATCTAATAAATTTTCATATCCTTTTTCTGTTAAACCGGGAGTTTTCATTAAATTTTCAATTTGACTTTCTGATAAAATTGGTTTTTGTGTTGGTAATAATGGCCTAGACATAACATGTCCTTTAGGTGTAGTTACAGTTTTCTTATAAAATTCACCTGTATTTGGGTTTAAAGAATACAATTCTTTATGAGGATTTAAATCAGTATAAAGTTTTCTTCCAAATTTAGCCATATTAAAATAGTCTATTAAACCTTCAATCATACTTGGCCCTGTTTCTTCCCAAGTAGCACTTTCTCCTTGAGTTAATCTATGTCCTCTTTTATTTGGGTTTTCTATTATCATCAATCAATCCTTCCAATAAATTTGCAGATTCAAGCCCTAACTTATCTGACAATTGTCTTAGTTTAAGCTGTTTCACAATATCTTCTAAACTTCCTTCTTTTACTTCAGTACTTGGTTCGTTTATTAAATTTAAAAATTCATTAAACGCTAATCCTTCGTATTCTTTTTCAGCCTGGTATTCAACCGTTGGCTTTCCGCTATCATCTTGATGTGAAATTCCATACGTTCCCTCATAAGGATATTTTTTAAAGCTTTCTGGAAGTAATTTTAAAATATCTTGATGATGTAAAAAATCGGGAAAATCCATATTCCATAATTTAGTATAAGTAGGTTTCCATCCAGGTTTTCCCCAATCACCATATTTATTCCATTGTTTTATACGCTCTGACTCTAATGAATCTCTAATTGATTGAGGTTGATTAGTGTACTGTTTTGCATGTGCCAATTCTGTTATCCAATTATCAAATAACTTACCCCATACTTTGTTTTTATGGAGTGTAGAAGGTAAAAATAAAGTATCTACAGAAGATTCGCCAACTTTCCTTTTGTCTAGCATATAATATGGTCTTTTGCCACCATAATAATACTTTTTTTCATTTCCTTTTTGATTAGCTTTTGGCATTCTATTTGGATTATTCATTAATTCTATATGAAGATTTCCATGTTGACGATTCAAAGAATCGATAGCTTCATAAACTAAAGATAAATCATCAGTTGTAGCACCATAATTACCTTTTATATAATCTTCAGCAATTAAATTTTTTATAGAATCTTGAATTAATTCTTGGTACATTATTCAAAATCCATCAATATTTCTTCTAATCTGTTAAATCTATCATCTAATTTTGTTTCTATCTTAGCTACTCCAATTTTTAATTCAACTATATCACTTTCATTCTTTTTGACTCTTTTAACAGTTTTATTATGGTTTTCTTCGATGTTTGCTATTTTATTAGAGCTAGTACCATAAGATATAGCAGCGCCCACCAAAAGTGTACCAATAGTTAATAATGAGCCAATTGAAATCTTTTTATCTATCATATTAGCAATTCCATTTACGTAATGCTTTATTTATTCTGCTATTAGGGTCTTTACGTTTTTTAGCTCCTGTAAGCCTTTTTTTCATACCACCCATTCTAGCGCAAAACGATTTACGTCTATTTGCAGCTTTACTACCTTTTTTTAATTTAGAAGGTTTTGTAGTAACTGCAGTTTTTAATTTAGAACCAGGATTAGCAGCTTTATAGGAGTCAACACCTTTTTGATTTAAGCCACCTTCAGGGTTTTTACCTTCTTTTCGTTGCCAAGCTGGTGTTTTTCCACCATTTTTAAAATTTAATTTATTTCTATTTCTCGCATCCCTAACTGGGATATTTTTATATTTTATATCCATTTTTCAACTCATTTGTTAATTTTTATGCTTCTCCACCTTCTGTTTCACTACCGTAAATATACAAAATATTATCGTCTAAGTCAAACTCTGAATAACAATCTGGACATTTCCATGAATCTATATCCCCATTCTTCTCTATAACCCCTATTCTTCTGCTTGCAACTTCATCATAATAAAGGTTTTCTTCACAAACTGGACAAGGGTCGTAATCAGCTTTTATATCACTCTTTTTCTTTATGTGCAAGTACTTTGGTCTGTTCACCTTTAATAGCCTCCAATTGTTCTGGGCTAAACCCAGCCCATACTGTTAATTCTTCTTTTTTCTGTTCTGTATTAAATAAACCAGACATTTTAGCTAAAGCATCTAAACTTCTAAGCCTATCTTGGTCTCTTTCAGAAACATCAGCTATATCTTTATACTTTTGTATAATATATTCAGGTGTAACACCTTCTTCCTTCAAAATTAAGGAAATTTCTTCTTTTACCATTTGCATTACCTTTTTTTGTTGTAATAATTTGTTTGCCGCATTTTTTATATACTGCTTATCAGTGGCTTTTGGGTACACTCTACTGTATGCTTCCTCCATATCTATCCCCGCCGCTACATATTTAGCAAATAATAGCTTTTTAGAGGATAATTTTGTAGAGCGGATATTTTTGATTGACTCGTAATTGCCTGAAAACGTATAAATATTCTCTGCAACGCCATTTTCACCTAATATTTCTGCATTTTTCTGTTCACAGACAAAACTACCGCATATTGTGCGCACACATTTACGCTTTTTATCAGTACTTGGTACAGAAATGTAAAAAACCTTCAATATTTGTACAATATGATGGTCATCTGTGTAAACCCAATCTCCCGCATCGCCTTCACGCCAATTATCTTTTGGAGTTAAATTACCTTGAAAAGCCTTGAACTCATCATAACTGTCATATAGCCTGTGTTCAACGCCTTTTATTGTTTTTATTTCCATAAAATAATATACATCTAATAAATATTTATTGCACTAAAGATTTATTATTAGTAATATTAGTGCGCTGTATTGGTTGGTTAGAAACTTCTAGGGTACAGCAACACTAAATTGGCTACTAGAAGGGGAATGAGTTACAAAAGCCAAAAGGCAAGTCGAAGATAATTGAGCCAGTAACAGAAACGATTATCCTATCAAGTGAAGCGGCTCCGCAGAAACTAGATTTTAGAGGCTATCCTCCTTTACTCTTGTAGAGGGGAATAGATGGTCTCTATCCAAAACTCACCACAGAAACTATATATAAGTATTAATAATAAGTTATAAAGAGAAATAAAAGGGAAACTTTTAAAAATAATATTAGAATGCGTGTGACTGTTTTTTTACTTGTACCCCCCCCTATGATGTGCCTGCATACCTTCGACTATTAGGTTGAAAATTCCAATAAATATATGTCCTATTATAATATGGCAATAAATTTTATATAATTTAGAGAAAAAGAGAGGCCCCAACCATTACAGTCGGGGCCTTTTTTGTAGGGTATTAGGGGGAATTGTTAGCGTGTGACTAACAAGGTAGGGTATTTAAAATACTTCCACTTCTTTTATCTATTATCATTCCATCATAATAATCATATACTCCTTTAGGCGTTTCAACAAACCAAGCCCAACCCTTTTGAAATACTCTGTAATTTAATCTGTATTCATTACTTGCTTGATTCATACGGGTTTTAGTTGTATTAGTTAGCCATCCATCTGATTTAAGTATAACATAATTATCATTTATTACTTTCACTACTATTGTTGAGTGATATGCTACAAGTAATTGATTGTCATCATTTATTACACTTGTTTTATGACTTCCTATTTTATCTAACTTCATTTATATACTCCTTTTTTTATTGACTTGTTTTATAAGTTATCAATTAGTTTATCTTTTCACCTTGACAATATTGTTCAAGCGGTTCTTCACCCAATTCACTATATAAACATTGTTGAGCGCAGTATTCAGAACCACATAAATACATGTCACTAATACCTGTAATAGCTATAATTGCGATAGTATCACAGTAATGACATATAATTACATCATCTTCATCATAATCAAGGTTTAAATCATATTCAATAACATCCATTTATTTACTCCTTTTTTCAATTGTGATATTTAATTTATATTTGAATAAGTTTTTAATTTTACACTTAATAACACTTATTAATGATACATTATTTAAATCTTCTAAATGTGTCACTTTATCCTGTAGCGTTTTATTATTTTCTTTCAGTGCATTAATTTCTTTTTGTTGCCAACCTAAATAATCATTTGTCCAAGCGGGTTGGTTTTCAAATATTATTTTTTGCAAACCTTCTATTTGGTTTTCTAAATCAGATGTTCTTTTATACTCTTGCATTTTTTTCATATGCTCCATTATTCCATATTCCATTATTTACTCCTTTTTTGTTTATTTAATCTTCTGTGTTTATTTCAGACAATTCAAACCAATCGCCCTCTTTGTCATTGGTATTTTTATCCTGCAACCATAATTCCGCTGTATGCTTTTCTTTAAAATACCATTCTCCCTCAACAGCGCCATAGTTATACCAACAATCAAATTTAGTAACTTTATATAACTTCATTTATTTACTCCTTTTGTTTTTTTTACGATTTTAACACTAACACAATATAAGACTATTTTATATATATTCATAATTAAATATATTTTATTTATCTTGTATATTTTATACAGCATTTATATATTTAATCATTGCAATAACGCAATAATCCTATAATAAACAAGGAGAAAAAAAATGGAAAATAGAATCGTAAGAGGAGCAATTCAAGGTTTAATAAATGATAGTAAAATGATTGATGAGCTATGTCATTTATTAGAAACTGAAAGAATAAATCTTGTAAAAGTAGTAACTGATTTAGATAATTCTGAAAACACTGGCATTGCTACTATTGAAGAAATAAAAGAAGTAATAAGTGCAGTAGAAAATGGGTTGGAGAGAGTTCAAGATGCTAAATATACTGTGGAAGAAATTGAAAGCCACGCAGATAATGCAAAACGTGATTGTGAAGATGCAGAGACATATTTGGAAGATGCTACAGGAATTACGAGGGAGTGGAAAGCGGAGCTTAAAGCTATGGAAGAAGCAAAAAAAGAAGAAGAGCTAACAGAAGAACAAAAAGAAATAAACAATAGCAACCAATACGAAATGACTAAATAAAAAGAAGGGACTAAAAGCCCGTACATTAATTTGTGCGGGTTTTTTTTATATCAATATGGGAATAAAAAAGAAAAATCAAACAACAATAGAAGAAAGAATAGAACAGTTAAGTAAATGGGATTTAGAGCTAATTCTTTTCACATTAATAGAGGTAGATAAACATATCAATGTAAAAACAAGAGTTCAAAGAGAAATAGTTAAAAGACATGAACAAGAATTATTAGATACATTTATATAAAAAGAAAAGGGAAGTAATATGCAAACAAAAAAACAATTTGAAGAAGGCTCTAAATTATCTTATGAATTACATTTACTATATAAAAAAATAAATAAAGGGAAATAACATGGAAAAATGGTTAGCAGAAAAAATAATAAAAGATGTAGAAAAAACTTTAAAGGAAAGAATTAAAATTAAATCAAATAAAAGCGAAGTAGATTATTTAGCGGGTGCAATGGCAGTTATTGTTGCGATAGAAAAGCGTGTATTTCAAACAGATGAAAAAGAACAAATGAAAAATGTACCGCCTAGATGGATTTTTAATGGCATGAGAGGTGAGAGTATATTTGAAGAGGAAGGAAAATAATATGTTAAAGATAAGAAAAGTAGTTGAAGGACATGAAGATTGTGATTTAGATGAATTTTCATGTGAATATTGTCATAGAAATTGCGAAGAAACAGAAATACAAGAAGCATATGCAAGTGGGACATATATTTGTGGAGAAATTGAATGTTGGAATGAATATATGTTTGAATGGGTATGGACAGGAAATACAATAGATGTAATTGAAGAAGAATATGAAGTGTGTGATGATTGTGAAGAAGAAATAGATGAATGTTATTGTGAAAGTGAGGACAAATAAAATGAGAACAAAATTACATTTTATAAATCAACCAACTAAAAAAGATATTTTAGATGAATTAGAAAATATAAAACAAGATATTGACATACATGATGTAGAAATGAAATTAACAGAAATACAATGGGCAATAAATGTCCATTTAAGAGAAAGCGGAGAGGTGTAAATGGAAAAAGAAATAGAATATCAATTCAATTGTAGCGGCTGTCAAAAGGCAGATAAAGATTTTCCAATTAGTTTTGATAATTATGATTATGGAGAGCCTATATATAATGCTCCAAGAGTATCAGAACACAAATGGGCAAGAAATGACGCATATGGTATATATACGGGACTATATTGCGATAAATGTTACAAACATAACTACCCGTATAAAAGAGGCAGATACCATGATGAATCTTATTGTGGAGAAAGGTTAGAACCAAATGAATAAAGCTTTATACGATTGGTTAGATAAAATGGAAAATAAAAAAGAATCAAGTTATAAAATTATTAAAGAATTAATAAAAAAGAAAGTGAGGCGAAATAAATGAAAGAAACAGTAACAGAAAGCAGATTTATAGATATATTTACAAGCAGAAGGCCAAATCAATTCACATATGAGGGATTGACAGCTTTATTTGAGCATTTAGAGGAATTTGAAGATGCAACAGGGGAAGAGATAGAACTTGATGTTATCGGGCTTTGTTGCGAGTATTGTGAATATGATAATTTGAAAGAATTTCAAAATGAATATGGTAAAGAATACGAAACAATTGAAGATATAGAAAATGAAACAATAGTAATACCAATAAATGAAGAAAGTTTTATAATAGCAGTATTTTAATAAAAAAGGAGAATAAAATGGGAATGTTACTATCAAGCGAAAACGCAGAACACTTAACTTTGTATCTTGACAGAAAAGATGAAAAACCTACATTAGAAAAATGTCAAGAATTTGTAGGTGGATACATAGAAATTATATTTACATCAGATGGCAGACAAATAGTTGTAGATGAAGAAGGTAGATTAAAAGGAAAGCCAGTAAATGTAGATGCAACAGAAGAAGCAAATAGAACGATAGTAGGTGATGCTATGATTTTAAGTGGGGAAGCGAGGTTAGATTAATGGATAAAAGATTTGATGAGGTGTTTATTTACTCAAAAATAATAGAAGGTATTGATGATTATTATTTTAATGAAACAGAAAGAGGTTCAAAAAAAAGATTATGGATTGATAATAATTGGAAGCAACTATCTAAGCAATTAGTAGAGAATTTTGTAGAAATGGTTGAAGAAGGGAATAAAAGATGATATTTTGGATATTTTTAATAATAATATTTTGGTTTGTATTAGCTGAAATAATTGAACAGTAAATAAAGGAGAATAAAAATGAAAAAAGAAATAAAAAACTTTGCGATATTAGAACGCAAACAAAAAATAGCAAGTTTTAATCAATTTGGTGATAATAAAATAACTTTTCACGAAAGTTATTATACCATAGAAGAAGTTAGGCAAATCTTACAAAAAGCAGAGGAGTTGAACAAATGAAAAAAGAACAATTAAAGCAAAGGTTGAAATGGATAGAAGAAAGTACAAATGATTTTATTAACACTTATATAGGCGAAGAAATTGATAGTCATAGACTTAGAATTTTAAATGACATATTAATTGCTTGTGATTTAAATGATGATGAACCTGAAAAATATTGGGGGAAGCCAAATGAAATACAATAATGAAATAGTTGGAAATCAATATGAAATAAGAGAGTTAATAATAATTAACTTTATTGAATGGTACGCTTCGGAAGAAGAGGATAGAGAGCCATTAAGACAAGCAATGCAATTATACTTGCAACAAGAAATATGGGTAGAATTAGAATCTATGTTGTTGAAGCAAGTTGGCGAAATTACAAGAACAACATCAGCTAATTGGGACACTAAAACAGAAATTACAGAATATCATGAAAGTGAGGAAGATAATGTATGATTGGATGATAAAACACCAAAAAGAGTGCAAAATAAATGACTCAGATAAATGTAATGAATGTTTCCATATTAGTGAGGCTCAATGGGCATTAACAGAAGCATACGAAGAAAAACAAGAAAATAACAATAAACCTAAGCCTAAACCTAAACCACAGACTAAATTGGAGTGGGATTACAGGTTGGGAGAATGGATGGAAGAATGAGCGTAACATTAACAATAATAATAACAATATCGCTATCTATAATGGCGATTGCATATATAATACTAACAAAAGATGATTGGAGAATAGATGAATAAAATAAAAAATAGTACAAAAATAGAGATGTTGTGTGAATTATCACATAATAGAGTGCTTGAAGATTGTGAATATGATAATTTATCAATAGATGAAAATGGAG